GAACAAGCTAGTTCACCACTTAAATCCGTATTGTCTGTTATTTCAATAACTTTTGATAGGTCTACGTCTTTAAGTGAGACCATCATTTCGTCATATTTTTCTTTTGTACAGTCTTCGAAAGGAGCTTGGATGTATGACCCTCCGTCGAATGGTAGTACCGATAATCCATTATAAGCCTTTCTGTTTTCCCACATCCATTCTCCTGCTGCATCCCATTCATGGTCTCTTAATGATACGGTAGCGGATACGTTGTGCCCGTTAGAACCACTTCTGTGTCCGGACTTAACCCATTCGTTAGCAACTAACTTAATCCTCTCTAATAGTTGGAATGGTGACTCTGTTCTTAATATAGAGCCTTCTGGTGCTTTTTGTGGTATACTAATTACAGCTGTATCTGCTGGTCTAAAATAATCGTCCTCCAATAACTCTGGGTGGTTGATTAGTAGGTAGCTATAAATCGATTCGTTCTTTCCTACTCTTATCCTTCTAATATAATAGTCGTTATGCCAAGCGTGAATACCAGAACTTGTCCCCAATGTTAGTGATGTTGTTCCTGCGGGTTTTACTGTTGTACATCTTGCCGCTTGATTAATTCCTATTAGTTTAGCTACTCTAGTGTTCTCCCTCTTAACTAGTGACGCTGATTTTTTCATATCATACTTAAGAACTTTACCGGAACCAATACCGGTCATAGACACACCAATTAAAGCCTCCTTCTCAGTTGTTTCTTGCCAAACTTCCCTTAAATAATGGAATTTTGTATATCCTGCTTGTAGTGTTCCAATGAACGCTGCTGCTTTAACTCTTTCGTTTAGGTCTTCTTGTGATTCAATATCTGAAACATTAACTTCACAAAGATTACAGAATTGATAAGGTCTTAAGGCTATTTCACAACAAGGGTTAGTTCCCCAATCTTTGTCGTTATTAAGATATATTCCGGGTTCACCAGCTCCAGATAATTCAACCCTCTTCCAAACATCCATAAAAAATTCCTTAGTTACCTTGTGTCTCATTAATACAGCTGAGTTGTTAGCTCTACCTCTTTGGGGGTTTAATTCCCACCAATTTCCAGCTTTACACCCAATCATTGAATCGTCATCCGCACTAAACAGACTAATTAAAGCTGCTCTTCTAATACCACCTGCTAATACCGCGTCTGCTATATAACAAATAATATCATGTGTTTCTAGTGTTGTTAAATGTTCACCATTCTCTTTTGACGATAATATACCTTCAATCCTAACTAAGCATTCTTTTAGTGGTTGTGGTCCTGGAGCTTTCCCTCCTGAAGTTACAAGTCTTGCTCCTTTTTCTCTAATATCAGAATAATCAAATTCAACACGTGAACCACCACCATTCATAAATGATTTCATTAAAACTTTAATTGCATCTGCCCACCCTTCTATTGAGTCACCTATTAAGAATCTTTTTTTTCTGTTCTGGTAAGGTTTTTGTATACATGGTAATTTTTCAACATGGTGTTTTTGAACTGAGTATCCAACACCCGTTCCACCCAATAATAAAAACATAGTTTCATTAAAAGAGTCAACAGAATCTATGGGTAGATATGCACAGTTGTAAATCCTATTTGGTGATATTTCACATGGTTTACCTCCGAATTGCATTGACCTCATAGATGGTAGTACTTTCTTACTGTAAACGTATTTGTACCTGTCTCTGATTTGGTCTTCTATTGTTGGGTACTTTTTAATATGCATGTTCATATTTCTTGTAACTAGTTCTTCCCATGTCTCTCTTCTTTGTTTTTCAGGTAAGTACTTAGCATACTTCATATGAACTGTGATTTCTGATAAAATCTCGCTTGATAACTTCATTCTTTATATTTGTTTTTAATTATTATTTCTATTTAAGACTTGTTGTCTTCTTTGTAATGCTTGAGCAACTTTTTGTCTATTTCTTTCGGTCTTATCTTCTTCATGACCTAAGAATGTTGTGGTTGAGTCCGTACTTATTTCTAGTGTCGCATTATCGAATTTACAATTCTCAAATATAACACCGTCTCTACCCAATCTTGATTTAACAACCGCTAGTGTTGCTAGACCCATTTCTTTTTGTTGTAACGTTTTAGCTACAGATATGATAACATGACCTACTTGAGCTTTCTTAATCGAACCACCCATTTGGTCTGTTGTTACAACGTCTGAAGATATGGATGACCTATTTCCTTGTGTTGCTGTCCATCCAACTAAATTCAATTCATGACACATACCTTCAAATTTTCTCATAACTGAACCTTCTCCCTTCCACTCATCACTAAAACCTCTGTCAGGTATAACACAATCTATATAGTCTATAAGTACCATATCTAATTTAATACCTTCAGATATTATTTTACGTACTTGGTTTTTTATCTGTAACATTGTCATTTCGTCTGACGGTAACTTCTTTAATATTAACCTACCACCAATCTTCTTCATCTCATCTGCCTTATCTAAAACAGTCTCTTTGTGTTCACCCAAATCCTGTGAAGGTATTCCAGTCCAACACGTAAAGTGTTTTCTTTGTATTATTTTTGGGTTATCTTCGAAAAATATCTGTAATACGTTGTACCCTAAATTAAACGCTGAATTAGCGTACCTAGTTAGTAGTGTTGTCTTACCAACCCCTGTAGGTGCTAACACAACTCCAATTTCACCTTTAGCTAAACCACCATTAAGAATATTGTCTAGTCCGTCAATTCCCGTTGGTATGGGGTGCCTGTAGTCCTCCTCTAGTAAAGCTTCTAATTCACTAAATATTTCAAAGTCGTCATCCCCACCTTCACCAACAGAGATAGCATCTCTAATATACTCTTCACACATATCATAACTTTCAAAATCACCCTTTTCCATAATACCCTCAACTTTACGAATAGCTTTTTTCAATTCTTGTTGTTTACAAAACTTAATAGCTTTCTCTTTTACAAATAAGTGGTCTTCAAACGAAGCGTCTTTAACCTCCTTAATCATGTCAAAAATGTACTTCTTAGCCATCTCAGATGAAATTTCTATTCTTGTTAACTGGTCTAAAGCATCGAATGAAGGGGCTATTTGATACTTTAAATAATACTCCTTTACTAGTTGCATAATCAACTTAAAGTACTGATTATCAAAATATTTTGGGTCAATCACATCTATAATTGATGTAAAGAATGTCTTATCGGTTATTATTAAATTTATTAGTTTTAGTTGGAAGCTGTGGCCCAGGTATCCAAAATTTTTCATTTCACTCATTAGTTAATTGGTTTTAAGATAAATACTATTTGATTAGTTATTTAGTTCATAATCTTGGTAGTTACATACAACTTCGTCTTGTGACAAAACGTCAGTTAAATCTCTAAGGATTTTATTCAACTTTGGTCTTATGTCTACGGTAAATCTAACCTTTGGTGGGTATAGGTGTGCTAGTATAACTCTTTGATAAATATCTTTTGTTCCACGTTTAATAGTGATTGTAAAGTATTCTTCATTTTCAAATAAGTTTAGTCCGACAATATCTCTATCGTAGTATCTACCGTCCAATAAAAGTAATGTCTTACGTTTTAAATCTGACTCAATTTCATCAGTTATACTTGTAACTAACTCATGTAAATCCATAGAGTTTGTTGCGTTACCATTGAAGTTTCTTACAGTGAAGTACCTTTGACAAACGATATTATCGTTTAATTTCAATAGAAATTCACATTTTTGTATATTATCTTGATTCTTTTTCATTTTTTCTAATTTTAAATTAATTCTTTTTTTTGTTTTTGTTTTTATTATAAAAATCACTTTCTATTCTACTCAATCTTAGGAATGGTCTTACAAATTCAGTCCAAGTATCATTTGTCTTGGGTAAAATATTAAGCAATCCATCTGACATCATCAAGTTTAAAGCGTTTTTCCAGTGTCTACCTTCAGGGTTCATAGTTTCTTTTGATATTTCAAACACACCTTTTACCGCTTCGTCAGTTAAAAATTGTTTACCCATCCCTATAATCTCATAATTTCTTTTTAGGGTTTTAACACCAAACTCACCCTCTTTTGTGATACCTTTTAATATGTTGTTTTCCCTATTATTAATCTTATCCTTGGACTTTATTATATTAATGATGTCATTAACCATAACCTCTTCAGTTAGTATCTTAGGTGCAATATTTACCAACGACTTAACTCCAACATTTTTAATACCAAAAATATTATCTGATGAGTCACCACATATTGTTTTAACCACACGAACATTCTCATGTGGTATGTCAACCTTATTTAATGGGACTAACCCACCATTCCTGAAAATTTTATGTAAAGATAAAATATAAACCGACACTTTAGGAGATATTAATTGTAAAATGTCTCTGTCTGATGTAAATACTATTATATTTTCATCACTAGAAACTCTACAATATTCAGCTAAACAATCATCACCCTCACAATAGTCAAAATACGCTTGTCTAACATAAAGTTCTTCTAGGTATTGTCTAACCCTATTTTGTTGTCTGTTAAACGATTCACGTTCCTCACTAGTTGTGTTACCTACTCTGTTAAGTTTGTAGTTTGGGTCTATTTCCCTACGTGGTGTGTAATTATTCTTTCCATCCCAGAACACAACAACTTTATTAGCTAAATTAATATCAATCTGTTTTCTAAGTGTGTTTAAAAAATGGTACAGTCCACCAATGTGGTCTGTACCATTATACATATTTTTAACACCATGAAATCCTGTCTTTAATAAAGAGTTACCGTCAATTAATAAGGTTGTGTACAATTCATTTTATTCTAAAGGTTCAACACTAGTTTTAACTACTCAGTTACTATTTCTAATAACTCAATCTCGAAAGCTA